CATTGCAACCGTGGTACAATTGATTGACGTAGTCTCTCGCCGCGGTGGTATTGAAGGTCGTGAACTAGCAGGTATCGGCATGCTTCGTAATAAATTCGAAGTATTCCTACAGCAGAACGCACCAGCAGAAGGTGAAACACCGCAGGGTATGATGCCAGCAGAAGCACCTGCAGCAGTACCAAGTGATGCTCCATTGGCTGACAAAGTACAATAGAGGAAACTAGGGTAGCTCCTTAGGAACGAACGATCGCGGGCAATCGTTGCTAAATAAACCCGCACATTTATCTTATATTATGAAATGGTGATTATATGTCTATTGATGCAAAAGCAAACGAAGTGTTGTGGGTAGAAAAATACCGCCCGCAACTGATTGAGGACACTATCCTTCCCTCAAAACTTAAGACAACATTCCAAAAATTTGTTACCGATCAATCTGTTCCTAATTTACTATTAAGCGGTGGTCCAGGTGTCGGTAAAACTACAGTAGCAAAAGCTATGCTAGAAGAAATGGGTTGTGACTATATTGTTAAGAATGGTTCTTTGAATGTAAACATTGATACTCTTCGTTATGATATTTCAACTTATGCTTCAGCAGTATCACTTAGCGGTGGACGTAAGTACGTAATCTTTGATGAAGCAGATTACCTCAACGCAGCTAATGTTCAACCTGCACTACGTAACTTTATTGAAGAGTATTCTTCAAATTGCGGCTTCATCTTCACATGTAACTTTAAAAACCGTATCATTGCACCTCTAAGATCTCGTCTCTCTGAAGTTGATTTCTCTATCGAAACATCAGATCGTCCAAAGCTTGCAGCTCAATTCTATAAGCGCGTACTATCAGTTCTTGATAATGAAGGTGTATCTTATGCTAAACCTGTAGTAGCAAAGGTTATAGAAAAGCATTTCCCAGATTTTAGGCGTGTACTCACTGAGTTGCAATCATACGCAGCATCTGGTACTATCGATGAAGGTATTTTTGTTAATCTTAAACAAGAATCGATGGATGAAGTATTTCGTCTTCTTAAAGTTAAAGACTTTACAAATATGAGAAAATGGGTTGCACGCAATTCTGATCAAGACATGAACGAAATGTTTAGGCGCATCTATGATATGGCATCTGAAAAGATTGAACTACGATCTTTACCAGGCTTTGTTGTTACTCTTGCTGACTATATGTATAAGGCTAACTTCGTAGCAGATCTTGAAGTTAACATGGTTGCTTTCCTAACAGAAGTAATGATGGAAGCAGAATACAAATGAGCACTTGGATTAAAAAACTCATAGGTATGCACACGTGTTGGCATTGTGAAAAGCTAATGAATAGAAAAGATGTGTACAGTGTTGACGTTGATACGTTAGATGGACCAATGAATTTTAAAATGTGCAAGCCCTGTGCTGAAGACCTTGATGATATGTTAAAAGAATTAGAAGAAACAATTGCAACAAGAGATGAAATTGGAGAATTGTGAATGGCTAAAGAAATAACACCATTTGATTTTATGAATGCTGCATCATTCTCTAAGGATGATCTTATAAGTAAACATGATAATCCAGAAATGGCTGAAAAACTATATACACCATACATCGTTAACAGAGGTTTTGTTAACTTTGAAGACACAATACTCCACGCTAATGAAATGAATATGAGGCCACACCTACCTGCTAAAGCTCAATTCGACTATTATCGCACAGCATTACGTAAACGTAAACGCTTTAGCAAATGGCCAAAAGCAGAGAAAAGTACAGATCTCGACGCAATTCAAGAAGTATATCAATGCAACAGGACAGTAGCAAAGCAGTATCTTAAAGCGTTAACTAAAGAAGATATGAAAGTTGTTCATTCTAAACTGGAAATTGGGGGATCAACGAGGTGAATATCATTATCTGATAAATAATCGTAATGGTTTAACAGTGAAAACCATTCCATACATAATAATAATAAAAAGAAGGTGTTGTGGTTATGAACTCAGAAGAAGATATTTTTAAAGGTGTAGGAGTAGAGATTGCTTTACCGACACCAGACAGTTTCCTTAAAGTAAAAGAAACATTGACTCGAATTGGTATTTCGTCTCGCAAAGAGAAAAAGCTATATCAAACATGTCACATCTTGCACAAGCAAGGTAAATACGCAATTCTACATTTTAAAGAGCTGTTTATCTTGGATGGTAAGAAAGATACGTTCGTAGAAGAAGATGAAGCAAGAAGAAATACTATCGTCAACCTGTTAGAAGAATGGGATTTAATATCTATCGTTAATACTGAAAAAGCTCAAGAGCCTATAGCACAAATTAACCAGATTAAAATCATATCTCACAAAGAGAAAACTAACTGGACACTAGAAGCAAAGTATAATATTGGAAAGAAGTGAAAATGAAAATCTTTAGAATGAACGAAAACGCTGAATTACCCACATATGCAACAGAAGGTTCAGCGGCCTTTGATATTAAATCCTGCTTCAAACGCGGAGATAAAATTAGAGCATATAACAACTGGAACAAACAAGTACATATTGTAGTAAAGGGTGTAGGCACTAATCCTAACTCTTTCCAGCTTCCTCCTGATACAAGAGCGTTAATTCCAACTGGTCTAATTTTTGATGTGCCGGAAAAGCATGTCCTTAAGATGTTCATTAGATCAAGTGTATCACTAAAGAGAGGCTTAGTACTGGCAAACGGTACTGGAATTATTGACTCAGATTACGTCGATGAAGTATTCATTATGATTAATAACGAAACAGATTCGTTAGCAATTATAAACGGAGACGATAGATTAGCTCAGTGTATACTAGAGAAAAACACACAAATTAAGTTATCAGAAACTAAAACTCAACCAGCCCAGAAAACCGATCGAGATGGAGGATTTGGTAGCACTGGAGAATAGGCGATTGTCATGTTTAAATATTTAATACTACCATTTATTGCTACTTCTGCTTTAGCACAAGATAGACCGTTTGATGCAAGGATGCCTTGTAACACGATGGAGTTTGTAGCAAATCAATCTGTAAAATACAAAGAAGAAACTTTATTTAATGGCAAGATGCTGCAACAACACGCATCTGGTCAAATGGTAAATTCTACGTTTGTATTCACAGTTAATCAGGATACGGGGACGTGGAGTATGATTTCTTTGTTCCCTAACGGCATTGCATGTATGGTAGCGAACGGAACAGAATTTGAACCTTATGTAGATTAAGGTTGTACTTTTGATCGTAAACGGTGTATAAATAATAGTATGAATGCCATAACGGGTTCATACATTTATCTTGCTTATTTAAGGAGAAACACAATGACAAGACTAGACACAACTATGCTAAATGATCCATTTTTTATCGGGTTCGACCGAATGATTGATAGAATGTCAAGAAGCACACCAGGTCAACAAAGTTACCCACCATATAATATTATCAGAACAGGCGACGAAACGTACGAGTTACAGTTGGCAATCGCAGGTTTCAAATATGACGATTTGGATATTACTTTGAAAGAAGGCATGTTAAGTATTGAAGGAAAACAAGACAGTGACGATGAAAGAAAATATCTCCACAAAGGTATTTCAGCTCGATCGTTCAAGCGTACATTCACATTAATGGAAACAATTAAAGTTGATAACGCAAGTCTCGTAGACGGAATTCTTACAGTATTTCTTGAAAACATAATTCCAGAAGAGAAGAAAGCTCAGAAAATTAAGATTAATCGTGAAGATAAATCAGAACGTGAGTTTCTAAAAGGGTAACTACTTAACAGTTCGCGGGAGGCCTTGGTTAGCCTCCCATTTTTATGAAAACGTGTGAAGGAGAGACTATGAATATTTTGAAGAAAATTGCAATGACACTTGGTATTGTTGCAATGTCTGCCACAACGGCAATGGCAGAAGAAAAGACTAAAGTTGGATTTATTTACGTAGGCCCAACGGGTGATCATGGTTGGACATACCGTCACGACATTGGCCGCAAACAAGTAGAAGAAGCATACGGCGATAAAGTAGAAACGTTCTATGTAGAATCAGTAGGCGAAGGTCCTGACTCGGAGCGCGTGTTAACACAAATGGCTTTGAATGGCGCAGACATTATTTTTGCAACATCATTTGGTTATATGGACTCAGTGCTTAACGTAGCAAAAAAATTCCCAAATATAAAATTCGAACATGCAACTGGTTATAAGCAGAGCGAGAATGCTGCTAACTACGGCTTGAAACTATATCAAGCACGACACGTACAAGGTGTTATT